CCCTGGCTGTGACCACTATGCAGAGGTATATATCGACAATAACCTCGCACCTTACGGGCCTTTCGTTCACGAGGGAACACGAGCGCATTATATTTTTCCTAGAGAAAAGCAGTCTTTGCGCTGGGTTCCTGCTGGTGGCAATGGCTTTGTGTTCGCTAAGCGTGTATTTCACAGAGGCACACGGCCAGACCAATTTTTATATGAGGCTCTCGACAATAGCCATGAGGCTGTTCATGATATATTCTCGAAAGCTGTCAATGTATCGCTTGGCGAGATCGCTCGAAATGTAGAGTTAGGCGTCAAGCGAACAGAGCTACATATCAAACTGTAAGGGGTTACAGAAATGTTATACAAATTTCAAGATATGATATTCGATGATGAGCTACTAGGCCCTAATGTACTAGAAAGCACTTTGAAGAAAGCCGAAAATTGGCTATATGTATTGGCTAAAAAGTTAGGTGTGCAAGAGAGCGATGTAATTCGCTCTTTTGTTGCAGATGAACTCGTAACACTATACTGCTACCGAGAAACCTGCTCCAATAAAGCCGCCTCATTAACTGGGCAATACAGCAGAAACGGCCAAGATGATGATTATTATTCTAAGAAGTTGAAATATATCAACAATAGAATAGCGGTTTTAGAAAACCAAATCACAGCGGAACAGCTCACAGGGCAACCGTCCAAGTATGCAGGATATAGAAGTATTCCTCTGTATCGAGGTGGCTAATATGTGGCTTGAATTATTGAATAAAATTAAATACGCAATCGAGAAAGCTGGGTTTGACGGACAAGTCAAGCTCGGCTTTTTAAATCCTCAAAACGCTGGAGTAGACTCGCTCGGAATGGTAATGCTAGGCCGAGGCGAGGCAACCCCTAGCGACGATAAAGTGCAGAATATGCTCAAACAAGAGTTTTACATCGAGGTATGGACTAAATCAGATAGCCATGAGTTCAATGTAGCTTATGAGCAGATTGCAGCTCTTGAAAGTCAAATAGAGAAAATCATTATTGCCTTTCGTGAGCTGTGCGGCGCACTTAATGAGGAATATTGCGTATTACAAGACAGCGGCTATCAAATTGTTGATATTCGCTGCACAAATAAAACTGATGATCACGACAGCATGAGGCCGTTTATTGGTACTCAATACCGATTTGAGGCTAAGCTGTATGACCTAAATAATAATCTAAATACTAAAGGGGGTATTTATTAATGGCTGAATTGTACAAACCAGCGGCGGTAGATATGCCAACCGCAGGCAAAAACTACCTATTATATTTGAATATCGGCACAAATGATAAGACTGGCGCTAAATGGTTGCTATTAGGCGGTCAACGCTCTGGCGACTTATCTCGTAAGGCTGACTCTATCGACGCCTCTCATAAGGGCTCTGGGGGTTGGAAGTCCACTATTGCAGGCCTTAAAGAATGGAGCTTTGCTCTTGAAACATTGCTTATGCCTAAAGAGGAAAGCCTTACTTTGTTAGAAAAAGCTTTCTTGAATGGCGATAATGTCATGATCAAGTTTGAATATCCAGATAAAACATTCTTCACTGGTATTGCCAGCGTTACAGAGCTTTCTATCCAAACACCGCATGACGGCGTAGCTACTTATAAAGGCTCTTTAAATGGTGTAGGCCCATTATCCGAACTACAACCAGCACCAACATTATAAGGCTGATAGGTAGCCTTATATACCTGTACTATTCCTAAATTAGCGCTAAAATAGGGAGTTTTAACTATGAAAAAAGTGAATTGTGATTTTTTTAAAAATGGCGAATATTTAATGTTCAATATGCAGCGCCTCATGGAGTTTGAGGCTGCTGTAGGGCAACCGATTGGGGAGCTCTTACAAATGAGCATTTGGCCAATCAATAGCATTATTACAGGCTATGCAATCGGTATGAAACAGCACAAACGCAATGCTCAACAATATTATGAATTGTTTGACGAGCTGCTTGCTGATGAAACCAAAGACATGAGCCTCTTATCATTACAAGCGCCACTTATGCAAGCGATCATTGCAAGTGGTGCTTTGGGTTCCAAAATGTACTATCAAATGTATCCAAACGAACTCACGCCAGATGATAAGTTAGCTATCGAAAACGAGGCCGAACAAGCAAAAAACTAGAGGGGGGCCAAAGCGCCCTCTCTTTTTCTTTATGGGTACGAAATGCGGAAGATATAGCATACAGCGTGTTAGAGCTGAAGCCGTGGGAGTTTATGCGACTCCAACCTATGGAGTACAGAAAGCTAGTTAGAGGGTATGAACGTAGGCAAAAACTACAGGATAAAAACCGATCTTTCTGGATATCCAACATCATGAACACGCAGCTAGCAGAGCCAATCGAACCGAAGAAATTTATTGAAATTCTATATCCGCCTACAGAGGCCGAAAAACGGCAAGCAGAGGCGGACTTTATCCGTGAGTTTAGAGAGGCAGGGGGTGAGATATAGAAAATGGCAGATAGCAATATTAATGTTCGCATAAGCGCTGACAGTTCAGAGGCTACGGCGGCCGTCAATAAGGTGGCTAATACGATAAGCTCTGAACTACCTAAAAGCGTGGCAGAGGCGAGTAATAAAGTAGCCAAAGAGGCTGCTGGCATTCGTGCAGAAATAAAGTCTATTGTTGCTCAAATGAATAAGGGCTTGCAATTCGCTGGCGCTGTTACTGGTATAGGGTTAGTGGCTAATAAGGTTAAAGATGTGGCTGTAGCAGCAGCACAGACAGCCGACGAATTAACAAGCATTCGATCTCGTATTAATTTGATCAATGACGGCTCACAAACGACAGCCGAGATAATGGATAAAATATATGGTGCAGCCAATCGCTCGAGAGGTAGCTATATAGACATGGCCGATAGCGTGGCAAAGCTCAATATGCTGGCAAAAGACGCTTTCAGCTCGAATGATGAGGCAATCGCCTTTGTGGAACAGCTGAATAAGCAATTCAAAATCTCTGGTGCTAGCATTCAAGAGTCTAGCGCTGCGATGTACCAATTAACCCAAGCTATGGCGGCAGGTAAGCTACAAGGCGATGAGTTCCGTTCCATTATGGAGAATGCTCCACTCTTAGCTCAATCTATTGCCAATGAAATGGGGTTATCCGTTGGACAATTAAAAGAAATGAGTTCGCAAGGCCTCATTACAGCCGACATAATCAAGAATGCACTACTTGGCAGTGCAGAGGAAACAAACGAGAAATTCGCCGAAATTCCTATGACATTCGCCGAGGTAGGTCAAAGCATTCAAAATCAATTAATACAAGCCTTTCAACCTGTACTCGAACAGATTTCTACTATTCCACAAAGCGGCGAGTTCCAAGCATTAAGTGAGGGCATAGGGGTAGCAATCAGAGGCATGGCGGCAACAGCACAAGGCTCTATAGGTTTAATTAGTGCAGCTTTTGCAGGCTTACGAATTGCTATATCGACGATCACTCAGACCGTAAGGAGCTTTGGCTCATTGTTTATTACTACTATGCCGAGAGTATCGGCAGCCATATTGGCCGTGGTGGTAGCATTTACCACTTATAGGGCAGCTGTTGCCTTATGCAATGCTCAAACGGCAGCCCTTACTGTTAAAGTTGTGGCGTATAGAGTAGCAGAGGTAGCCTCTGCTACAGCCACGAAAGTACATGCGGCGGCTATGGTGGTATTAAGAGCTGCAATGGCAGGAACGGCAACAGCCTCAGCGGTATTAACGGCTGTACTAGCTGGCGTAAGAGGTGCTTATATTGCTGTTCGTAGCGGTGCATTAGCAGCAGCGGCGGCGCAGAGGGTTGTTAATCTCGTAATGAAAGCCAACCCTGTAGGCCTATTAATCTCTGTACTTGTAACATTAGTTACAGTATTTGCTACAGCGGCAGCGGCTGGTAACGGCTTTGGTAGCACGTTAAGCTCGGTATTCTCGACAATCGTTCATACTGCAGTTTGGGGCGTGAATAAGATCATTGAGGCCTTGAACTGGCTCATCGCTAAGCTCAACAGCGTAGGCGATAAAGTAGCCAAATTCTTTGGCGGCACGTTTACCGCTATTGCACAGGTTGACACTATCAGCGCTGATACAGCGCAGGACATTGTAAATACTGCTGGCGATATGGCCTCGCAAGTGTTTAGCGGCTTATCTGGCGGCGGTGATACTGGCCTCGATGTAGGCGGGGGCGGCGGGGGGGGGTGA